GCATCAGTTATTACCCGGACGTGCGCCAGATTCGGTGTCGGTGTTGACCCTGAAACCAGAGGGGCAGAACCAGAATGAGATTGCTCTACGCGCTCGCATTCGCTCCATGCGTGGCAATGGCAGACTTGGGTCAACTGAGCCTGCCTGCGCCCCCATCATGGCCAACAGGTAACGACAAGGTTCGCAGTGCCGATGGTGTGCAGTGCGAGACAAGCACGACACCACGCGACTGGTACATGGACATTGGTATTGTTGGTGGTCGAGGCAATGGCCTTGGGTCAAACTCCAACCCCACCATTGTGGATGTCAACAGTACGTTCGTGAACAACAACTTTGAGCGAAACACAATGGCCGTCTATGCCCGTGTGGTTATAAATTTGGACAAGCCAAAGCCGCACATTGATTGCGGCCGTCTGTATCAACTAGAAATTGATCGCCTCAAGATGGAGATTGAGTATTTGCAAATGGGTCAGGGCGTGGCAGGTGGGGTAGTGGAGTAAGCGGGTTCCCATATAGCAGGGTTCCGACCAGCGCCATGCCCAATGGTTTTGGTCAGCAGCACACAACAAGTCAGGGCGCTAACACCTGACACCCGCTTTTTGTTCAGTAACCGTTTTTTGATTTTAGCTTGGCTTCAATGGCACGGGCAAAAGAGGCTTTTTGGAACTGCCCCACAAATTCCATACATAGATTTTCTACCTCTTCATACGTCAGGCCTTGCCATTCTGGGTCAGAATGCATCAGCGGCTCACCGTCCTCAAAGTACACGTTGCGTAGCACCCAGCCGTTGTAGGTTTCATCGTCCACAATCTTGGCGCAAGCCTCACGTTCTTTAGCGGCGATGGTTCTGGCAAAACGTTTAAACAAATTCAGCACTGATGCCGACTCGACATTTAACCCGGCTGAATCTGCGCCAGATTGATTGGCTAATTCTTTGATTTTGTCGTCTGTCAGTCCTTGCCATTCACGCTCAAGCGGTGCGGCATACAGCTTTGTGCCAGCGGGTGGCATCTTAGGGATTGATACGCCGAGCAACCCGTGCAACTCGAAAATTTCGCCGATAGGCTCCACAACATCTGTAGCGGAGTTTGGCGGCTCTGTTAACAGTCGTGTTAGCGCTCTGATTTGTGCGTCTACTGTAGCTCGCAAAGGCAAATACTGTTCTTCGGTCAGCGGGTGATATTCCCACTCCATACCGCGCCAAACACGATAACCTGATAGTTTGCGGCTAACGCTCTCAAGCGCCCACAAAACTTTTTGAATAGCAGTTTGTGATTCAGTCATTCTCATTCTCCTCTTGCTTTTGCGATTGCGGCACGGGCTGCGTCAACTGGTATATCCATCCGTTCGCAGGCGTCCGCCAATACCGTTAGCGCATTTAACAAATCCGGTGCGGCGGCGATTAGTCGGGCGTTGGCGTTTTCATGACCTGATCCAGTACGGGTTTCGGCTATTTGCATACCTCGACCTCGCTCGCCTACATCCATAGAAATTAACCACTCTCCAGATCGGGCTGATAATTCCTTGCCATATTTCCACGGACCCGGTGTGTGCTTAGTCATTTCATTCCCCTTGCTCTAATAGCATTGGCGCCAAAAACGCCGATTTGACCGCCGATCTGCTCGCAAATTTGAGCGCAAGCCTCGCGCTCCTTGGCGGCAATGGCTTGGGCGAACGCAATCAGCTCCATGTGTGTGACGATCTGGACGCACACGGGTTTCTTGATTAAATGATCTGCCAGTAGCAGGATTTCATCGTCAGTCATGAAGTCCATTCCTCATCAAATAAGCGCGAAACTCAGCGCCAGTTCCATCGAATCGCTCAGCCACTTGAGCACATTCCTCGCGCTGAATCGCCGCGACCATTTTTAGCAGTCGCTTTAACTGGTCACGATTGAAGGTATAAGTTTCACCTTCGATTTGCGCGCCAGTAAGGAGCGAGTAATCGTGAACCTTTTGGGGTGTCATTTACGTGCCATTAAATGATTTATTGTTTTTACGATTGGTAAAAGTTAGCTACCGCCTCGAAACATCGGCGCAATTGCGATGGAGTAGGGTGCAGGTAATGCACCAACGTCACGTCAGCACCGCCCGAGTGATTCAGCGCGGCCTTGATGACCGGGTATTGAACGTCCTGCTCACTGGCGGTGATGGCGAACATTTTGCGCAGGTCATGAGCGCCAAAAAATGGGACATCTTTAATGACACGCAAGGCGTGGCGTGGGCCGTTTGAGCAGACAAACAATTTATGCTCTGGCTTGCGGTCTTTAAGGAAGGGCTTCAGGACGTCCACCAGCGCGTTGCACAGATAGACCTTGTGGTCGGTATGGGTCTTGGTAGCACGCAGCGTGGCACAACCCTCTAGCAGATCAATATCGCCCACCAGCAGACGGTCCACCTCACCTAGACGGCAACCCGTGTAAAGCAAGAAAATGCCAAAGCACACCGTTGGTGTCTTTTCCATGGCCATTAGCTGACGCAGGATGATCTGCCCGTGCTTAGGTTCAAGCCGCGCACGTTTGGCACGTGGGGTTTCAAGCTGTACTGAGCGCGGGATTTCGAAAACCCCATCCATGTAAGACACCACGGTCTTTAAAAACTTGATGGCCTTGGTAGCGCGGATAGGAGTGCTAGCATCGCACATGTCGATATACATGGCGTTGATGTCGGCCGGGGTCATTGCCAATGGGTCTTTATCTAAATGAGCATTCAAAGGACCATCGCGCAATTGCTCATAGAAACGAACAGTGGCCGGGCGCATGCGAACATTCTTTTTGAAATATGTCTCAATAAATTTCCGGATGGTCGGGACGTTTGCTTGAGCTTCAGCTTCTTTTTTGGCCTGCTCAGCATCCAGTCTGGCCTGCTCAAAACGATCATGTCCTTGGCGCAGTTCTACATATACCTGCTGAGCCATGGCACGTGCGTCCTTGTAAGGCATGGACAGCGCGTCACCAAGGGCGTATTTGTAACGTTTGCCCGAGGCTTCAGTCTTTACAAACCAACTGCGCTTGCCAGAACGGTATACGCGCAGGAAAAGACCGGGCGTTTGCGCGTCGGGCAAATACAGATCTTTGGTGGGGTTGGGCTGGGTTGTCTTGGCCACTGTGTCGTTCAGTCTCATCAATGCTCTCCGTCTCAAGGTTCGCAAAAGGTGCGCAAATTTTGTTTCCGTGTTGCGACTTTCAAGACAGATGTTAACACTTTAAACGCTTTTCACGTCAATTATTTTTGAAAATTTGTGCAAAGTGCTAAGTCATTGATTCTAGTGACAACACGAAGCAGAATCATAATCCGTAAGTCCGGGGTTCGAGTCCCTGATGCGCCACCAATCTTTTCAATAACTTAGCGTACTTTTGTTAACGTGAGTTAACAAGAAAAAATCTCAAGGTGCGCTGAAGGTGCGTTTAGAATTCATCACGCATGTACTCTCGTATAGCGTCGGCTGAATACAACACTCGACCCTCTGGGGTCTTGAACCAGTGAACATATTTCTTGGCACGGCCTGCCGCGACCCGATAACGCTGCTTGCGCAAAGTGGTCACAGAGATGCCAATAATCGTGGCCGCTTCGTGTTCGGTAAAAAATTTCTTATCCATTTTTGCTCCTATAAACCTTGGCTTTTTCCATGCTGACGTAAGCGTTATTGCGCAGCACTTCACCGCCATTGACCGTGGCTTGCGTGACCGTGTTTCGGATGGCCATGTCCAAAACAAGTGATCCGTCAGGCTCGCTGAACTTCTCGACCAGCAATGTTTTGTCCGGCACCAGATACAGAAAACCCAGTAGGGGGACCTGAAACCCGGTGGCAATCTGCCGCGCCTGCTCCAGCTTTTCCCACGTGAGTAACCACTGGCTCCAATACTCTTTCGTAAAAGTCTCCAAGGTGCATTGCCTGCACTTGGTTTCAACGATGGCGTATATCTCACCATTGCGAGTCAGCGCAGCATCGACCCGCGCTGGTTTGTCTTTTGGGGTGTGGACGTAGTCAAGGCTTGGGAAATGTTCCTTGAAAATAGCAACTGCTTCCAGCTCTTGCGACACGGTTTTCTGACCTTTTGGCGTAAGTATGTCCATGTCTCAATCACTTGTATTTGGTTTTCCAAAGCCACACGGCCATGGCCATGGCTTCAGCTTTGTCGTGATCTTTCTTGCGTGACAGGTCGGCATCGGGGAATTGCATTTGCATCTGACCGCGCACGTATTCCTTGTCGCTTGTGAAACCCATAGAGCGCTTCCAGATGGCCGGGGCGACCAGTTGCATGGGCAAGCCAAGGGTTTGGATCACGCCCTCGGCAACACCGCGTGAGTGACCCATTGAGTACGTGCTGGCCACGCCCTGACCGGGCATTGACGCAGTCTTTTCAATCACGCACTCGTAATACTCCTGCTGGTCCTTGGCCATAATGTCGCGCACCAAACGCGCAAGGCCTGCGCCGTCCACTGACCGACTGACCTTGGCATTTTTGACCGCTCGCAACACTGGCATTTCGTGAAGCGCCACCAACGTGCGGCCATCTTTGACCGCAGCAATGGCACCGCTGATTCCCGGATCTACAGATATAGCAATCATGGATGTCTTCTCCTTACGTAAGGAGAAATCCACTTGGCTAGTCGCTTAATGTCGCCGCGCCATTTCCTGTCTTGCCCTTCTTTTCCACGATAAAAGGCTTTAAAACCGTTGTCTTCGATATTTGGTTCAAAATACCAGCCAGCCTTAATCAATGACTGATAAAAATAAAGGTAAGGGTAAGGAACAACGATAATTCGAATTTTGTTGTCATTTAATAATTGCGTGGAAAAAGTGCCTTGCCCAAATTTTTTGCGTAACAAAGTTCCGATCCGGCTTTGACAATACGCTCTAGTAAAATGATAAGTCGGGTGATCGGTAATGCTGCCAGAATTTATACGATCGACGATTTCTTTAGCCCAGTCGTTTAGATCAGCGTCAGGATCAGTGGAAATTTTTACATTTAGACTCATGCGACCGCCTTCAAAAAGTTTGAATTCGCTGGGCGCAACATCAGAGTGTTAGCACCGTCAAACAATGCGTCGAGGTCGGCCTCAATCCACTCTGGGTCGCAGGTGTGGTTGTACATGCCGATAAACTCGCCCGGGGGGGGTGGCTGGTTTTCCCAAGCCCGGGTGACGCAGTTGTCGTTGGTTTTGTAAAGTGCGATGGATCGGCCATACTCATCGCACAGGCGCAGCACCTTAAGTGCAATGGTTTCAGTTTTCATTAATGGCATGACGCACCTCAAAACGGAATGTCACTTTCGATATCGGACATCGACTTAGCCGCAGGCTTTTCTTTCGGTGCGGGCTGGGGAGGTGCCTCGGCCAACTGAACCGCGCCCGACATAAACTTCATGCCCGATTTGGATTCTTTAAGCCACGCAGACATCCAATACTTTTGCCCATTGATGGTGATACTTCCCTTGTACTCGGGGGCGCGGTCATTGCCTTTCTTGTCGTTTTTAAAAATCGCAAAGCGCAACTCGTCTGAATATTCTTTATCGCTCACGTGCGTTCTCCTTAATAGCTAGGATGGTGTCGTTGATTTCCAAGTTGAAATCGTGGACGTAGTTTTGAATCTTCGTAATCAGTGCATCATTGCGCTCAATCCAGAAACGCTTCATGCACATATCTAATGGCAGGCGCGGATCGTAATAAACGAGCCACGCATATCGACTATTGGTGCAAGCCATTTGCCACTGAACCTGCATGACGTAACGTTCATCAGGCTTGTTGTCGTTGATGGTTTGCAACATGGTTTTAGTGGTAGGACACTTAATCTCAATAAGCCCGTCCGCACCGATCAGGCCGTCAGGGGAAGCCCCTGCATAATCCATGCCCGGGTGCTGGATGAAACCCGTCTGGTCAACTTCAATTTCGTACTTGCCTTCAAAGAACTCTCGAGCCTCTGGCTCGGTCTCGGTTCCCCACTGCATCGCCGCATTCACATACTTGGCCATGCAAACGCCAGTGATGCGCTCTTCGACCAATTCCCAAAGGTAGTCAATACGCTTGGCTGACCAACTGCCGTTTTTGTTTTGCTCCATAACATCGGCGATGCGTGAGGCGGTGATGCGCCCACAGCGGGCCTGAAACCATTCGGTACTACCTTGGGTGTATTGAGAAGAATCCATCTTCGCTTGCTCCTGTGGTGGTTGATTCTTGTGCCATGCGTCCACGCTCTTTGGCGGTCTGCTTCGCTGGGCGGCTGGCTGCCGCGCCGTCATCGTCTGTCTCTGCTGCCAGTGCTAAAAAAGCAGCCAGTTGATACCGGCGGCCGTAGGTGATGGCGCTGCCAAAACCTTGCGCATCTGCGCGACTGACTGGGAAAAACGCCGGTCCGCTGTCAATCCACTGGCCACTTGAGTGCATGAGCCGGGTACTAACGTAAACACCAGCATCGCTGTTCTGAACCGACTGAGATATAACCAAACCGTTTGAGGTAAGAGCCTCTTGTGTGGCCTCATTGATCCCTTGAAGGGTGCTAAACGCATTCTTGAAGTGGGGATTAAACCCGTCAAGTTTCAAAGGCTTAAAGGATTTCTTTGCAGTAACTAATGCCGTAACCACATTGTCGATGGTGTCACTGTGTAACATGTTGTCTCCAGTTAAAACACTCAGGCCAAAAAAAATCCGAATAGGACAGCGCCCATTAAAATGGCCACCGCCCAATCGGCAAAGCAGCGCAACTTTTCACCGTCGCGCCGCTGCTTGTTGTAAGCTGAGTAATCGTTATCGCCCATGTTCCGTCTCCGTCTGTTTTGCCCGCTGTGGTGGTGAAATGTTTGCAACTGTCATAATAGTATCTGATGTTTTAATGAGTCGCAACATACTAGCCAAATATTTTTTTACACGTGCCATTCCACAACAACACCGCCCCCATAACTAGGCCATAGGCTAACCACGCAGCAATCCAAAAACCAATTACCGCCAGCGGGCTGACGAAAACAGCGAACAGACTTATCCAAAACGCAGGCCACAAAGCCCACTTGGCCATCGTCACGTGAGACTTCGGGAATCTAGATACATCACTGGTGGCCATGTAGGTATCCAAAATGTGCAGGCTATAAAGAAGCAACACGGCATAAATCACAAAAGCGGTCTGGTACTCTGGCGAAAGCGTTTCAAAAAGTGCCAACATAATTTTCTCCTTAAACAGAGGTCGCGGGCTTGATCCATGTAATGGGAGTGGCCCAATCAATCTGCACGTCCGACACCACTGTGCCATCATTAAATGCGCTCACTGCGTCATACGTGCCGGGCTTGAATCCCGCTTTAATCACGGCCACATACATCGCACCATCGACATTGACGTAGGCGCATAACTGACCAGCAGCCTGCGCAGCGGTCAACTGCGCACCTGATGCATATACCAACCAGCGCTCATATATGCCCGGGATTCTGATCTGGATGCCAAACCCAGACACCCGAGTGTCGAACGGTGCCATTGTGTCAAATGTTTCATCTTGTGACATCCCCACAACAGCGCGGTCTTCGCCAAGATAATGGCTAACCGGAATGGTTCTTTTTTGGTCGGTCAACGGCGCGCCTGCGCGCTTTAAAATTTCAAAGGAATCCACACCCAGAAGGTCTGCTAAGTGAGGCAGCAGTGCTTCTGGAATCTTGCTCACACCGCGCAACATAAGGCTCACCGTGGACGGTGACGTTCCAAGCTCAGCGGCCATGCCGCGCATGGTCAGACCTCGCTCGTTCATGCGCTGCTGGAACCAACTTTGATCTAAGTTTGGGTTTTGTATTTTGGTTCTCATGACTCGTCTCCCAACGATTTAACTGTTAACACAAGTTAACACTTTCTGAACAAAACGTGTTGATTTCCTGTCCTACTTGAATTACGCTTGCGGTGTTTTAACTAGTAACAACATCACAGGAGTAGCAACATGTATGACGGAGAACTGATTGGCATACAGCCGCGCACCAGCCCGGTTTCACTGGCCAGACAAGACGACTTTCTGGTCGTCATAGACGTGGGTTCAGGCTCACGCATTCGAATCCACAAAGACCATATACGCGCCCTCGAAGACGCAATTTTCGACATTAAGTGGTCCATGAACAACAACGGAGATGATGATGCTTGAAGAAAAAGTGTCAACCGGCTTTCGCATCGAGCGTTCATGCCGTGAAGCATTGGCCTATCTGGCCGAGCGTGAGAATCGCTCACTTGCCAACTACATCGAAAGCGTTCTGAAGGCTGAGATCAAGCGCAAGGTACGCCAACTACCCGACCACATCAAAAAGCGCTAAGGAGATCGCCATGCAATTTAATACACGTGGTTTCCAGCGCGACATCCGTCAAGGCGCTGAGCAGCTTGACCTCATTGGCTGGACCGTGGCGCTGGACAAATTTGACAATTTCCCCACCAGCTTTGCCGGTGACTTTGGTGATCTGGTTGAATATATTGAGGCCAGACGCGCACCCAAGAAACACCAACTGGCCATTAGCGGCCTGTTCGGGGGCGACGGCCGAAGGTGCCTAGAGAACGCCGCCCCCCGTCAGTTTCTGCCGTTTGACATTGACGGTGCCGACGGGGATGGGGTCGATGAAGAAACCTACCAGTGGCTCGTTTGGTATTTCGAGAATACCTACTCCCACGTGCGTTACGAAACACATTCGTCGCAGCCAGATGCGCGAAAGTTTCGCGTGATTATCGAACTCGATAAGCGCGTGACAGACGAACAATCAAGGGCGCTTGGCCACCACATCCAGATTGAGTCTGGTTTCCCTGACGTGTTTGATGCTGCCGTGTACCGCCTGTCTCAGTTGTGCTACTTGGCCGCGCCGTGGGTGGAGGTTGTGCGGGTCGATGGTTTGCCAGTGGACGTGGCGCACCTGCTACGTGTTGCGCAGCGTCTGGGTCGTTATGTGCCATCCAAGGCTCAGGTGAAACGCGAATCCCCAAAGCTGGCTGCGTCTGCCATTGCACGGTTGCAGGAACAACTAGACGTACCGGACGTTGTTGCGTTTTTCCAGCATAACGGTTTAGTTCAAAAAGAATCGAAGCGTGGCCTGCACGTGATTTGCCCATGGGTGGCCGACCATTCACATGGCGATGCCACCGGCACGATGGTGTTTCGCCCAAGCGCAGACAACGGCTACATCGGTGGGTTTCACTGCTGCCATAGTCACTGCGAGCATCGCAACATCAAGGACGTGTTTAGGCTCATAAGGGGACTGAAATGACCGACATGAGCGAAATCATTAAGAACCTCAAAGCGCCACCAGAAGCCGACAGCGCCAACCCTTTTGCCGAGTTTATTGATTACGACTTAGACAACCCGCCAGTTGCCTCTTACTTGCTCGACCAACTCATATGCGACAAGATCACGCTCATTGCTGGCAGTCCCGGTGTCGGTAAAACGACGCAACTGGTGCCACTATTTTGCAGAGTGGCTCACCTTTGCGCAGCAGATGATCCACTTAAGCCAGAGGTCAGGCGCAGGGTCGTGTATTTCTCTGAAGACCCGGACCAAGTTGTGAAAATATTGCATGCCATGTATCTCGATGGCCAACTGGGGAGTGCCAGTCAGTCCGAAATCAAGGACTGGTTTCGTATCATCAGTGCGCGCAGGCTTCACCACCACGAATTCATTGAGCGCCGGGATTTCATGGCCACACTGGCCAATGAAGTCGATTGCAATGGCCACGTGTATCACGACATGCCGCTGCTGGTGTTCGACACCTCAAGCGCATCGTTCGAGATGGAAGACGAAAACAGCAACAGCGCCGTCTCAGCCGTTTTAAGCACCCTCAAGAGCGAGATGGGGGGTGTGCCTACGGTCATCATCACCCACATCGCCAAAGCGCTTAAACGGGTCGAGGCGGGCGCTATGTCGAGCCGTGGTGCTGGGAGTTGGGAAGGTGACGTGGCGCAGGTTTGTTACTTGACCATGGAAGACGAGGCCGATGAAGAGTGCAAGACGCGCTGGCTTGAAATCGCCAAGGGTAAGCACCGCTTCACCACCAAATTTGAGGGCATCAGCTTCGAGGGCAGGTTGTTTGATTATGAAACAACCAACCGCATGGGGCAGCCAAAGACCGAGCATGTGATGTACGCCATGCCACGTGCGGTTACACGGAACGAAAAGGTGGCCGGTGCTGCTGACCGTGCGCAAGAATCGGCGCAGCGCAAATACGATGAGTTGCGTGGCCGAGTGCTAAATGCCATGGAAAAGATGCTGATGCCGCCCGTTGCGCAGTTGCCTTCGACTAAAAATCAAATCATGGTTGAGGTCGCAGCTAACCGAAACCAGCTTACAAAAGTCATTAACGATTTGATTAACGAGCGCTGGGTACATGTTCTGGACGTGCCGCCAGAGCGCAGGTTAAACAACAGTCACAAACAAATATTGCTGCGAGTCGATGAGACCGCCCGTAATCGTTGGATCGAGACGGGGGAAGAACCTTACCTCATTGATGAGTTGCCTGCTCAGTGGCTGGCGAAGCCTGACCCGTCTTGATGAGGTAGAGTTCAAAGATGGCCGGGTCCATGCGGTGAACGCCCGCTTCCCACTCAGACCACCTTTGTTGAGCAGCCCGATGAACTGTCTGGGCTGCTTTTTTTTGGTCATGACCAGCCGCCTGCCGCGCCAATTTAATTTGCTCAGGGGTCGGGTGGTGCATCACATAGCCTTAAAAAACAAAAAGAGCAGATAAGCAATCACCCAGATGGCGATGTAACCAAGAATGGCCAGACCTGCTGCGCCCCCGATAAGCATGAAAATCGTTTCCATGGTCGTCTCCTTAACGCTTGTGCATAGTGGTGGCCGTCAAGCCATCATCTCGATGATAAACCGATCCGCAAGAAACGCAATGTGTGGCATCTAAACAGCCCGAGAACAGGATTTCGGTGTCAACCATGGTCAGATGGTCAAGCAGGGTCGAATCGTCGCTGGTGAAGGTTTTTACGGGCAGCTTGCCGGTGGTGCGGGTTTGAAGTGCGAACATGTTTTTCTCCTTGGAAGGGGCCGTGGCCCCGTAATTTATTTGGCTTGGATAACTGGGGACATACTGAAACGACCCCACGGGAAAACCATTTCGCGCCCCTCAAATTCAGACACTCGCAGGCGAGGTTTAGTCAATGAGTCACCTTTCACCGTGATTGTTTTGGCAGTGCGTGAAACCACGGTGATGGAAATCACTGTTTCGTGGTCTGCGATGCTACGAGTGGTATATGTTTTACCGGGTTCAAACTTGGTCATCTCAAATCTCCGTCAAAAAGTGTGTATGTAAAGATTAGAACACGGATTCCGTGTTTAGTTCAATCTTTTTTCAACTTTTTTTGACACTAGTATCATGTTGCTTCCGAAGCAATTCCGGTCGTATCGCACCCTATAAGAAAATAAGTGTTGATACAGGCGAAACGGACCGTATCGGTAAGGGCTCGTAGGCGGGTTTGAGACCATGACAGGAAGGGCGCTTGGTGCGCCCCTTCCATGTCACTTGAAATCGCTTCTTTCCCCGCCTACTCGCATTGCCCGGGTCGGTCCGATACAGGCCAGTTTCGGTCAGTAAATAAATAGATAAGGAAATGCCTTGATACAGTCGGGAAAGATCAAAAAACAAACCATGAAACGCAGCCAGTGGCAGGCATGGCTTAACGCACACAGACCGGCCACGGCTTGTCAGTATTGCCGCGATACAGCCGGTACATACAACCACAAGGAGTGCTTCGACTGCGCCGTGAGGTTGATTGTCAGCGCAAGACCAAACCGCCGCGCTCAGGAAGCCATGCTGACCGTGGTTGAAAAGCAACACGGGCGAGAACGGCTTATAGAGGCTGTGAAGGCAATACCCTTTGTGTAACCCGAGGTTGAGAATTAAACCGCGCAGGGGGCTTCTCATGGCTTCTGAGAGGTATTGTTGCCACGAGTTAAAACATGTGTTGTAGAATCAACGCATGGGACAGGAAAAAAACCACGGTTCTGCGAGTGAGACAGGGAAAGGGGAGGGAGGCGAGAATGCTTCGCATCTCGAACGCCCCAGATCGCCCCTGACCGGCGCGCCTGTTCCCGGCGGGAGACCGAAAGGCGTTCCAAACAAAATCACACGAACATTCAAGGCAGCGGCCGAGAAAGCCTTCGAGAAGGGCGGTGGCGTGGACTGGCTGGTCAAGATGATGAATGGCACGGCATCAGACCGCGCAGCGGTGCTACAACTCTACGGCAGGCTCATCCCAGCGCAGCTTCAGGGCGAGGTCAACCACTCGGTAAAGGTGCAGCTAACCTTCGCGCAAGGGCGCAATATCGCCCCAAATCTGCCCAGTGATACGCAATCCGCTGGTGGTCGGCAGATACCCCATGATAATCAAGACGTTATAGACGTTGAGCCTATACAGCGCGACTCAAGGTGCGGTGAGGGTGTTGACGCAGACCAAGACAAGGGCAATGGTCATGACCAGACCTGATCGCCTGCTGGCAGACCCACCCCCCCTAACGACCCGACGGGGGGTCTCTGTTTCCGTTTCCGGACCCTCCCATCCAAAATTACCCCACCAGATCGTATTTTCGAGGGCGGCATGAACTCAATTATTGAATACAAGCCCCGAGAGCAATTGATTCCTTTTCACAGCAGGGACAGGCGCTGGACGGTAATTGTGGCGCACCGTCGTTTTGGAAAAACATTTGGCGCATGCGCGGACTTGGTTATTGGGGCGCTTGAGACAGGTCTTCACCGGCCGCAGTTTGCTTACCTTGCTCCTCAGCGAGAACAGGCGAAACGCACGGCATGGGCATATCTGAAAGAACTGACCGAGCCTGTTTGGCACAAGAAGCCAAATGAAGCCGAGTTGAAGATTGAACTTGATAACGCGCACGGTGGTGTCTCAACGATTTACGTTGGCGGGGCTGACAATCCGGACGCGATGCGTGGCTTGTATTTCGACGGCGTGATTTTGGACGAGTTTGGAGACATGAGGCCGGGGGCGTGGTTGTCAGTTTTGCGCCCTGCATTGTCAGACCGTCGCGGTTGGGCTGTCTTCATGGGAACGCCCAAGGGCCGCAACATGTTTTGGACAATGCGCGAAGAGGCGCGGTTGAATCCTGACACGCACTTGTTGCTTGAATTCCCGGCGAGCAAGACGGGCATTATTCACCCCGACGAACTGGAGCAGGCGCGGCTTCAGATGACCCCTGAGACCTTTGCCATTGAGTACGAGTGTTCGTTTGATGCGTCGATCCCGGGCAGTTATTTTGCCCGTGAGTTGGGGGCGGTGTTTGAGGCCGGGCAGATTGGCAACGAAGAGCGTTTCCAGCGCGACCCTGACTTTCCGGTGTCGGTGGTGGGGGACTTGGGTTTTACCGACAGTTGCGCGTGGTGGGTGTGGCAAAAGGCACCCGGTGGTTTTCGGGTGGTGGATTACTACGAGGCCGATGGGCGCGACATTGGGCATTACGTTGAGTGGATACGGTCACTGGGCAATGTTGAAGATGTGTGGTTGCCGCATGATGCCCGGGCCAAGAGTCTTCAGACCGGGCGCAGCATTGTGGAGGTTTTTTTGTCTTCAGGGATAACCCCGAGGCTTGTTCCTAAGGCGAAGTTTCACGATGGGATCGAGGCTGCTCGGCAGGTGATCCCGGCGTGTTGGTTTAACGAGGACAAGTGCTACGCGGGGCTAGAGCATTTGCGGGCGTACTGTCGGCTGTGGGATGAGAAAACCGGGACCTTTAAGGACCGCGCTAATCACGACAGCCACAGTCACGCCGCTGATGCGTTTCGTTATTTTGCGCAGTGTTGTGGGCATGTGCAGGTCCAAGAGGTGTTTACACCAGAGGCAACACGTGAAACAATTCAAACATACGGGTTTTCTCTTGAAGACCTTTACGCGGCGAAGCCGTCACCGAGCAGGCGGATTTAATGGCTACCAGTGAGATAGAGACTTTAGAAGACGCGCAGTCGCCCGTGAAGATGTGGGCGCAAGAGATCAGTGCTGCGCAAGAGTTCATGAAGCCTTTTCAGAAAGAGGCGAAGAAGATCAACCGTCGGTTTTTGGACAAGCGCGAGGCGACCGAAGACAGCGAGTACCGCGTCAATTTGTTTTGGTCCACGATTAAGGTTGTGATGTCGATGTTGTTTGCTCGGCCCCCACAGGTGGTGGTCAAGCGCGAGTATGACGACTACAACGACGATGCCAGTCGTGTGGCTAGTGAGATTTTAGAGCGATTGCTTAACAACGACGTGCAGGGCGACGGTAGCACCAGTCGCGCCAGCATTCGGCTTTCGTTGCAGGACTGGGCCACGCTTGGCATGGGTCAGGTCTGGAATCGTTATGAAGTGGAAACGACCACCGAGATGACCGAGCCTGTCATTGACCAAATGACGGGCATGGAGATGGAGCCTGCTCAGGAGTACGAGCGCTTGGTGTCAGAAAATGTGGTGACGGACTACGTGTTTTGGGATGATTTTTTGTATTCACCGGCCCGCATTTGGGCCGATGTTCGTTGGGTGGCTCGTAGGGTGTACATGACCCGCGACGAGTTGATTGCCCGATTTGGCGAGGAAGTTGGCAAGCGCGTCCCGATGGCCAAGTCGCGTCCCAAGGCAGAGCAATCGCCCAGTGGTGCGCAGATGCCACCGCCAAAGGATCCGTGGTCACGTGCCAAGGTCTGGGAGATTTGGGATAAGTCGAGTCGTTCGGTGGTGTTTTATGCTGAAGGGTGTGATTTCCTTTTGGATCAGGTCGAGGACCCTTTGCAGCTAAAGGATTTCTTCCCGTGTCCTGAGCCGTTGCTTGAGAACACGACCACGGCTGAGTTGGTGCCGCGCTCAGATTATGTCATGGCGCAAGATCAGTTCAATCAGTTGGACGAAATCAACACCCGGATTTCGTGGCTTACCCGTGGCATGAAGTTGGTTGGTGTGTACGACAAGTCGGCCGAGGGTGTGCAGCGCATGCTGAATCAGGCCACAGAGAATCAGTTGATCCCTGTGGACAACTGGGCGCTTTTTGCCGAAAGCGGCGGTTTGAAGGGCAAAGTTGAGTGGATGCCGATTCAGGACGTGGCCGCGGTATTAGAGCGACTGATAATGCTGCGCGAGCAGGTCAAGGGTCAGATTTATGAGGTGTTGGGCATTTCCGACATCATGCGCGGTTCGACCAAGGCCAGTGAGACAGCGTCGGCCCAGCAACTGAAGGCGCAGTTTGGTTCTACCCGAATTTCGGAGAAGCAGCAGTCAGTCGGCATGTTTGTTCAGCGCGTTCTTGGCATCAAGGCCGAGATTATTGAAAAGCATTTTCAGCCAGAGACAATTGCGCAGCGCTCGAATGTGATGATGACCCCTGACGCGCAGTTGGCACCACAGGCCATTCAGCTTTTGAAGTCACCTGACGCAGTCTCGTATCGGGTGTCGGTGCAATCTGAGACGATGGCTTACCAAGACGAGCAATTTTTGATTAAGAGTCGCACTGAGGCTTTGACCGCCATGGGTCAGTTCTTGCAGCAAGCAAACGCGGCAGCCCAAACGATGCCACAGACAGGCCCCATGTTCTTGGAGATGGTCAAGTGGTACATGTCTTCATTTCACGGTTTCCAGAGCATTGAGGGCGTGTTGGACAAGGCCATCATGCAAGCGAACCAAGTACTGGCACAGCCAAAGCAGCCTGACCCGAAAGAGGCGGCTGAGGTTCAGCGTGACTACGCTGAGATCGAAGAAAAGAAAGCGGGTGCGCTTGAGCGTCGTGCAGGTGCGGCCAAGGACTTGGCAGAGACCGCACTCAAAGCGCGTGAGGCCGGGATGCCGTTCCCGCCGATCCCGCCAGAGCCACTATTGCCACCCATGGGCGCAGGCGGTATGCCGCCGATGATGCCGGGTGGGCCACCAGTTTCACCGGGGCAGGGAGGTATGTCTCCGTCTCCGTCTCCGCAACCCCCCGCGCAGCCTTCTCCTGTTGCGCAGCCCCCGGTGAATCCTAATCAACCACCACAGCCCCAAATGCCAGCACCGCCTCAGTTACCACCGGGATCACAGGGAGGTCAGCCATGACGCGCAGACGTTGGCGACAGATGCCAGACGGCACATTAGTCGAAGTTGATATCCACAGTGGTGGGACTTCCAGAAATGGGAACGGCGATGACGCTCTGTGGGGAGATCGCTCATACGATGGGCTACGCGCCCCCGATGGTACGGACATATCAAGTCGCACCAAGCACCGTGAATATCTTAAGCGCACAGGGCTGACCACTTACGACGACTTTGCAGGCGAGTTCTCTAAGAAACGCAAAGAGCGCGATGAGTACCACCTTGGGCAACGTGGCTCTGTTGCCAAAAACGACATCAACGCAGCAATCGAATACCTAAAATCCCGCCGATAGGAGCAGAAAATGCCACCCGAAAACACCACCACAGAGCAACCCGAAGACGATTTGCGGGCATCATTAGAGTCCGCATACGAAGAAAAGGCTGAAATAGAGCCACAAGACCCTCCAGAACCGCAAGAAAGTGCGCCAGCGGACGAAAATTCGTCTGAAACGCCCGAAAACACGTCTTTAAGAGACGAAATTGACGAGAAATCGTCAAAAAAGCCTGAAGAAGGCGAAAAAAAGCCCTTTGTAGAGGTCAAAAAGCCAAATCAGCCACCTTCGGAAGACGACAAAACCGAAATAGCGGAAAAAGACCCGATTGCCAAAGCCCCACAGGCGTGGAAACCCGAAGCACGTGAGCATTGGGACTCAATCCCGGCTGAAGCGCGCAAAGAAATTGTGCGTCATGAGCAGCAAGTCAAAGAGACCTTGCGTGAGACGGCTCAAGCACGTCAATTTGCTCAAGCAGTGAATCAAACCATCCAGCCTTACCAGCATTTCATCAAGGCTGAAGGCGGCAATCCCATATCGGCCATTGATAATCTGTTCAGCACGGCAGCCATGCTGCGTACCGGCAACGCCGAGCAGGTGGCCAATCTAGTGACGCAGATTACCAACCAGTTTGGTATCAATCGTTTTGGTAAAGAATTTGTGCGCAAATTGGACGAGTCTTTGTCTGGCGCATCTCCCAAAGAAGACCCGCCTGAAATTGCGGCTTTAAAGCAGCAATATGAGCAGCAACTGGCTCCTTTGCGGCAGATGCAGGAACAATTCCAGCAACAGCAGTATTACCAGCAGCAACAGGCCCAACAAGCCACGCAAGCGGAGTTGCAGCAGTTTGCCAGTCAAGCGGAGTTTATGGAAGATGTCCGAATGGACATGGCCGATTTAATGGACCTTGCGTCCCAGCAGGGCAAGCAAATCACCTTGCAAGAGGCTTATGACAGAGCTTGCTGGGCGAATCCCGAAATCCGCAATGTTTTGACCAAGCGGCAACAGGCAGAGCAAGCTCAGCAGGTCAATCAAACGGCGCAGCGGGCTAAACGTGCAGCAGTTAGCGTAAGCGGATCAGCACCTCCTTCCGGTTCCCAAACATCTGGTGGCGGGAATTTGCGCGACGATTTGGAATTTGCGTTTAGTCGGGTTTCACGTTGATTGTTGTTTTAGTTAAAACAGTCTAAAATAGTCCAAACAGGAGTTCATACAACCGACCTGTTGATTTAATCGGTTGTCAATGAGCGACCCACGACGGGACTCAATTGAAAAGACGGCCAAGAAGAAAGTTTTTCTTGTTCAATTTTTAATGGAGTCTCGTCATGAGCATGAACATTAGCGACATCGTCGCAACTACGATTGAAAGTCGTAGCCGCAAAATTGCGGATAACGTTACCGCCAACAATGCACTTCTCACACGTCTGAACAACGCAGGCGGCATCCGTGAGATTACTGGTGGCTCAGTCATTTACGAAGAGCTGAGCTATCAAGAAAATTCCAACTTCGGTTTTTACTCGGGTTTTGACCTTTTGCCGGTTGCTGCGCAGTCGGTTATCAGTGCTGCTGAGTTTCAATTGAAGCAAGCCGCTGTGCCTGTCACGGTGTCTGGTCTTGAGTACCTACAAAACGCGGGCCGTGAGCGCATGATTGATTTGCTCGAAGCCCGTTTGAAAGTGGCTGAGTCAACCATGGCCAACAAGCTGGCCAGCGCCATTTACGGCGACGGTACAGCAGACGGCGGTAAGAGCATCACAGGTTTGAACGCAGCCGTTCCTACCGACCCATCAAGCGGCACTTACGGCGGCATTGACCGTGCAACGTGGCAGTTCTGGCGCTCACAAGCGTTTGATGCAAATGTTGATGGTGGCTCTACCACGGGCATCACGTCTGCCAACGTGCAGACATTCATGAACGCTTTGTGGTCTAAGCTGATTCGTGGCTCTGACCGTCCCGACCTGATCGTCTGCGACAACCAGTTCTGGTCGGCTTTCATGGGTTCTTTACAGCCTCAGCAGCGTTTCACTGACCCACGTTCAGCCACGCTCGGTTTCGATTCGATCAAGTTCATGTCTGCGGACGTGGTGCTTGATGGCGGGATCGGCGGCGCATGTCCTGCTAACACGGCGTTTTTCTTGAACACCGACTACATCTTCTGGAGACCGCACCGTGATCGCAACATGACCACGATTGGACCAGAGCGTCGGTTCTCAGTTAACCAAGACGCTGAAGTGCAGGTCATGGGCTGGGCAGGTAACTTGACATGCTCAGGCTCTCAGTTCCAAGGTCGGTTGTTTACGACCTAATCGGTTGTTCGCTGTGGTGGTGAGCAACTTTGGGAGTCTCGGGCATTTGCCTGAGATTCCCCCTTTTTGGAGAAAGACATGCCTACGTTCGCATCTTCCAAAGCCCCGATTGCCTATCTTGACGACCCTACTCAACCCTTGGGCGGCTTGAATCAAGGCATGGGCTATTCAACAGACATTGACCCCGCAACAGTTACTACCGGGTCGTTTTTAGGTGGCGCAGCCGCGACCATCAAATACCAAGCAGGCGCACAAGTTGTTCCAGACGTTCAGGAGCCAGTTCAAGAGCCTGCTGTCAAAAAGGCAGTTAAGAAGTAATCCACGGGGGCCATCGCGCCCCCATTTCTCATGGAGCAATAAAAAATGAATGACACCACCACGATTCCAAGCGAAGGTCTGACACTAGACGAGTTGCAACGCAACCCGTTTGCTGAAGAAGTGGCCAATCAGTACGGCAGCCCCGACGATGACAAAAAACTCATCGTGCGGTTTTACATGAACCCGGTAGAGCAAAAAGCTGAGTCAATTAAGGCTGGGCGCAAGATTTTCAAAGACACCGAGTACATCGAAATCCTGACCCCGGGCGACAAGTATTCCATCATCAAGCGTCAAGTCTTTGATATGGATCGTCGCCGTTTTGCCGACGCATATGCTCGCTTTAAGGCTGGCCAGCAAAACACTGTTTCCGGTACGCCGTTAAGCACCTTGGTGTGGATGAGTGACTCACGGGTTAAAGAGTATGAGTTCTTTAACATCTTGACCGTTGAGCAGCTTGCGCAGGCCTCAGACGGCTCCCAAGTGGCTCAAGTCATGGGCTTTCAAGAAGATAAACGCAAAGCGCAGAACTTTTTATCCACCAGCGAAAGCGACGCTCCCATTGCTGAGATGCGAGCCAAATTAGATGAACGCGACGCTCAGTTGCAATTGTTGCAAACCCAGTTGGCAGAGTTAAGCGCCAAAGTTGAAAAGCAGCCTACGGCTCGAGCCGCTAAGGGGTAAATATGAACGCTTATGAGATCAACCAATACGCTACTTTGTACGACATCACCCGCGAAGTCGCGACTATGGTTGGTCTTAATAAGCCTCAAGACCCGGCCGGGTCGTCTGATGCCAATATTCAGCAATTAGTGTCGGCAGTTAACCAAGCTGCGCAAGACATGTTCAACCTCTACGACTGGCAGCAGCTAGTCAAGAAGTACGAGGTCGAAATTAAAGCAGACGAACCCGGTCAGCGCGAAAAATCGTTCGATTTGCCACCGGACTTCTGGTGTTTTATCGACCAGACGCAGTGGAACAAAGACACGCGCCTGCCTGCCATTGGCCCCATCAGCCCGCAAATGTGGATGCAAATTAACGTCCGAATGCCGATGGTTGTGTTGACGT